GGATTGGTATTATGAAGTATGGCCAGACTAAGGATGTGGAGGTTAGCTGGGGTGGCCCGCCCGACGATGGAATGGGCCCCGCCCAAGAGGCTGGTTCTCCGGAAATGCGTCTTGATACGACTGGCGGAACGGGCGCCAGGGCAACTTCATTTTCCCCTGGGCGACGCCCGAGTGCGTCCGATTCCTTTGCCTTGCGGGGTGCCTCGGTGGGCTCTGCGGCTCGGATGTCGGGACTCTCCGAAACGGCGGTCAGCAATGAGTTACAAGGCCGTGTTGATATGGACGTTGGTGCGCGGGATGTTGTGGGCGGTGCTATAGAGCGCACGAAGGGAGAGCGGGCTGCATGGGTAATGGCGGCTCAGACTGCGTCGCAGCCCAGCATCACAATACCGGACTTTGACTGGTCGGGGTTACCTCAGGTGATTGGCGGATATAATTATAACTGGGATGATTACTATAACCAGTACGGCGGCGGGGGCTATGATGACCCTTACGGCGGTGAAGTGCCGCCAACGATTCTGACGGCGGATGAACAGGCGGCACAGTCAACCGGGACTTTCTTCACCGGACAACCGTATTCGGGCCCAGCCGAAGAAGGCTCATTAGAGCATTATGCCTGGGATAGGGCTGCTGGTGCAAGTGTGCACCAAAGTTATGCTCACTGGCTCTTTGATAGGCTTGTGTATTATGATGATGCACCTGTTCCCAATACGCCTGATACAATTGAGGCAATAGAGATGTGGATGAACCTGTGGGAGTGGGACGAAAACGGAGAAGTAGTCTTGGATGAAGAGGGTCAAAGGGTATTTCGTTCGGACATAACTGACCAAGAAATCAAAGACGCTGAGAACTTTAAGGAGGAGGCGGTCCAGGAGTTAGTCGAATATCGAAGCGATGAAGATATAGCGGCGTGGGTGGACCCCTTTGGCCACACGGCGGAAGATGGAGGACAGGTTGCGTGGGAGACACAAACAGAGGAGGTGCAGGCAATGTTTGGTGGTAGTTGGCGCAAATGGGAGGAACAACGGCGGATGGAGGAACAAATGGGCCATGACGAATTTCTCGCCGCCCAGCAACAGGGGCAGCAGGCGTTACATGACGCTTACGTGGATGCAGTGTCTCAACAGGGCGCGGCTGCGGCTTTAAGTCAGCAGCAGCAGCAGCAGCAGCGGCGGCAGCGGGAGGAGGAGGAGCGGTATGAGGATAGGGAGCAGCGGGAAGAGCGGGAAGAGGAGGATATTGGGGCGGCGTACAAGAGTAGAGAGAACAAAGATATTTGGGGCGGTGGCCTTGGGGAGATGTCGCGTGAGGAATTCGAGGCAGCCTATGGTCATAGATATAGGTAAGCAATAATGTACAATAGGAGCAATTATGGCTGACGAACAAATTCACAGGGAATCTGACCTCTTAGAGAAGTATTCCCGTTGTAGGGCCAATTGCGATAAATGGCACAAGCGCATTGAGGAACACGAGAAGTTCTATGACCTGGAACATTACTCGTCCGGTGCGTTGCCTGGGGAACGGCGTATCACTCTCACTAAGGCCACTAACGTGGTGGACCTGGCTGTCGGTATTCTAACGGCCAATGAATTAACTATTCAGGCGGTTTCCCCTGAGGAAAGCGAATCTGTGAAGAAGCAGGCCAGCTTGGTGGAGCAGTTCCTTGACGGTGTACTCTATATTAATTCCGAGCGACAGGAGACTGACCTTCGGTATGACTGGACGTTCTATCAGGTACGCGATGGGGCGGTGGGCCTGAAGACTGTATGGGACAATAGTTTGGATGCCTCACTTAGGGTAGAGGCGGACGAGGAAGGGAATCAGCGGGCGGTCTATGACCAGCTCCCGCTCATGGTGAACGTGTTGCCTGGTAGGTTTCTTTTTCCTATGCCGGGCGGCAAGTTGGGGCGGTGGAAATATATCTTCTATGCCATTGAGAGAACTGTTGAGGATATGGAGCGCGAATATGGCCCCATGCCGAAATACAATTCAATGAGCAAGAAGCAGAAAGAGATGAAGAAGGGCGACTTTATAGACTATTGGGGAGAAGTGCAACAAGAGGACGGTAGTTGGGCGATTGAGAACGCGACCCTTTATGATAACCGTCTTCTGGATGGACCGCGTGTTATGGAGGGCTACAACGAGATACCCATTACCATGATGTTCTACAAGCCGGTGGGTCACATTAAACCGGAGGAGTGGGGGCATTCGATTTTAAAGCCTGTGATGGAGATGGTGAAAGAGATGGAATGGCGGGTGAACCGCCAGACCCGTCTGCTGAACGTGTTTGCTAATATGCCCCTGGTCGCCCGCACGCGGGACGGACGTCCGGTAAAGGTGGACTCTGCCTTTGGTGACGTGGTACAGCTTAACGAGGGAGAGGATATTGCCTTCCCTGTTTGGCCTGGTACGCCGCCTGACTTCAAGGAGCAGATTGCGATGGTTGCCACTGAGGTAGCAGATGCCTCTTTCCCTGCGGTAATGTATGGCGAGGGGCCAAGTGCGGCCTCGGGATATGCGCTCTCACAGCAGGGCGATGCTGGCCGTATTCGCTTGACCCAGCCGCAGAAACAGCAGGAGCGAACCCTCGCTATTTGGGCGAGAAAAACTCTTGGTCTGTTGCGGAACTTCTCCCCCGGTTATACGGTGGAGGTTTATGGGGACAAGGCGGGTGCGCCCTTTAGTCAGGAACTTACAGGAGAAGACACAGCGGGTTTTCGTGTAAATTTCCAGCTGAAGCCGCAGTTCCCCAATGATGAGGTGCGGAGGGTGGCAATGGCTACCCAGACGAAGGATACCTTGTCCGCTGAGACCCGGATGGAGAAGTACCTCGGGATACAGCAGCCGGACCAGGAGACTACCCGTATCTTACGGGATATGGCGCGTAGGCACCCGATGATGGTGGAGTACCAGATGATGGCCTTGTTCCGGGAATTGGCTGGTGAGGGAGACGAGGCGGCCCGCATGGTTCTGGAAAGGCTCCAGCAAGGTGGCGGAGCAGGTGGTGGTGGGGCGCCACCGGGCCCAGCTCCGGGCCCGCCTAAACCGGAGCAGTCGCCCGGGCTTCCCTCGGCGGCTAGGGGGCAGGTAACACAGCAAGAGCAGGGGTTCGCGCCAGCAGGCCAGGAACCCTCTGAAGATGTATTCAGGATGGTGAACACCATGCAGGGTGTTCCGATGGTGTGATATGGCTCAGGATAACCGACAGTTCAAAGTAATGAAATTGTGGCATGGCCTTGGGGGCGATGCGGATAAACAATGGCGTAATGTCATGAACCGTTTCCCGAGAGAAAAGAGTTCGTTTACTAATTTAACGCCTGCGAGAAAAGACTATCTAAATCGTACCTATGGTGAATCCGAGGCTAACGAGTGGATGGCGACTATGAGCGGGACACCGAGACTAGGAGTTTAGTTATGCCACATACCCCATTCCATACAACTAGGTCAACTGGGCCTGGAGCGCGAACGAAACGCGAAGAGGAGCTGCAGCAACGTATACGGCGACGGCCTTCCAGGCCCGCGATTGTGGTGGAAGACCCCTCAGATTTTGGCATGGTGAGTCGGGGTGCTCCTGGGCCAGTGGTGTTGCGCCCCTCTTTGGGTAGGGGCGGTGGGAGTCCTGCCCCCGCTGGGGGTCCTTCGAGAGGTGGCCCTCCGCCTACGCCAGACCCGTTGCCAGAGGGGTCATATGCTGAGGGAGGGGGTGGTCCGGGAAGTGCGGGGTATGAGCGATTTCTAAGAGACTACCCGGACTTTGCGGAGCAAGAAGACCCTGCAGGCTTCTGGGAAACAATGTTTCCTGGAGATAGCCGTGCGGCTTATGCTTTACAGGATGCCATGGCGAAATTGTTTGGTGGGACGGGCTATGATATTCCTACAGGCCACGCAGTAACCAGACACGCTATTGCAAGGGAACAACGGGGCAATACGCCAATTCAAGTGAATGCTATTGTTGTAAATCAGCGGCTTGATGCTTGGCTGGATGAAAATACAGTACCGGCGTGGGAGGCCGTAGAGCTTATTGAGAAGACTACTGGTACTGTTACTACGACGGAGTATGGACCTGTCAAATCGGAATATTTAAGGGTGAATCCCAGGGGGAGCAGCGAATACATTCTGAAGTCCCAGCAAGAGGAATACCTTGAAATGTTAGCGGATATCGCTGAGTCAGACCGCCTTGTTCAAGAAGAGGCGCGGTCTGAAGAGGTCGTGAGTCTGGAAGACCTTGTGCGGCAAGGCGAGGTCCCGCTTCCTCCGATTTATCTTGGTAAGGGGGCGCTACCGAGTGCGCCTTCTGAGCCGTTTGACGAGGATGAATTTGCCGAGGAACTGGACCGTGCGGTGGAACAGGGCAAAATCAGTGAAGGTGTGGCGGAGGAGGTGGCCGAGGCGGCGGCTGATGAGGCGGCGGCTGAAGGGGAGGGAGGCCTGGTGGTTCTGACGAGTCCCTTTGGTGATGTTGGTAATATTCCGACAGCCTCCTATACAAAGGACCCGAATGAAACTGAATGGCAAAACGAGGCTGATATGGCCTTCGTTTATAGGGAAATTAT